GTTAGGGATCAAGTAAATGCTGAAATCAGTCAGTAATCAAGTCAGTAATCAAGTCAGGAGTCAAGTCTGGGATCAAGTCAGGAGTCAAGTCAGGAGTCAAGTCGGGAGTCAAGTCTGGCGTCAAGTCAATAATCAAGTCTTGGTTCAAGTCGGGAGTCAAGTCTGGCGTCAAGTCAGGGATCAAGTAAATGCTGAAATCAGTTAGAAAACAAGTCAGGAATCAAGTCAAGGATCAAGTCGAGGATCAAGTCTGGCATCAAGTCAGGATTCAAGTCTGGCGTCAAGTCAGGGATCAAGTCTTGGTTCAAGTCAGGGATCAAGTCTGGGTTCAAGTCGGGGATCAAGTATGGAATCAAGTCAGGCATCAAGTCTGGTTTCAAGTCGGGGATCAAGTTTGGGATCAAGTCTTGAATCAAGTCAGGGATCAGAGGAAGGATATTTTAAAATGAAATCATTAATCGTTCTCGTGTTTATTGCTTTTGGTGAACCACCAAAAGTTATTGATGTTTATCAACTTCAACCAGGCGCATATAAAACCTGTAAAGAAAATGCTAAAGAGTTAAATAAAAGTGTGGTAAATGGTCGCTGGGATTGTTCTCTTATGAAAAAAGATGATCTAAAATTATTTCAAAAAAAGGGTTGACATTTAGTTTAAAATAGACTATAAATATAATTGTAGTTCGTTGATACGAATTAAAGACTGGACTGGACCGGGGTGCAAATCCCCGCACCTCCACCATAAACACACGGTTGCAGTAGGTGGCATGTATGTTGGTCTGCAACTGACAGAGGGCTGGAATTCCTAAGTAGTGAACAACTACACCGTGTGTTTTTGGGGGGTGTGCTAGGATCGACAGACAGGGATAGATGAGTGGAGAACTACCGGCTGGCAGCGTTATTCGCCAAACACTACAAATGCAAACGATAACTTTGCACCATTGGCTCTTGCTGCGTAAGCAGTGATTGATTCAGGAGTTTCGGTAGCTGAACTTGGCAACAGAATCAGCTACCACTTATTTGGCAAACGAATACCTGCTATATAATAATAGCGTGACTAAATTGAAGACACACACAATAAATATTCACGAGTGATATTACTCGACACACACACAAGGAATAACAATATGTTGAATTTTTTCAAAGGTTTTGTTGTCGCTTTAAATAGCGGTAGCAGAAAATCCAATCAAAATATGCATCGGTATTATGTTACTGAATTTGGCATCAAAGAAGGCAACCGCCTTTATAACGATTGGATCATGGGGAGATAATAATGTTTCCCTATTCAAATGAAGAAGCCGATTGGCTTACACAACACACACAGGAGAAATAAAATGGCAAAGACACCTTACGAAATCCGTTTCGACCTACTTCTAATGGCTAAAGACATGCTTGATCGTCAATACGAACAGTCGGTGGCGATTGCTTGGCAAGCACTTGAAAAGGGCATGGAAACAAACAAAACTCTCTACAAAGACTTAGAGAAATACGTTCCAAAGATGTTCACACCTGAAGAAATTGTTGAACAGGCTGAACGCCTTCAAGAATTTGTTAACAAGAAAGATTAAATCATGTTTTCTTTTTTAAAAAGAATGTTTACAAGGTCGACCAATTATTGCGATATCAACAACTTTCGCAGGTCTGCACAGATTAAATATGAAGACTTGTGCATGTAATAAATAAGTGAGGGGTCACTACCTAATAAGTGCGTGAGGGACCACGGTTAGTCCCTCTTTTTAATATATTAAAGAGTGAGATATAATATGGCAATTACGATTACAACTAAGAGTTCTCCTAAAAATATTGGGCATCTCGTTACTCTTGATCCAGAAATCAATCAGGCTATTGAATTTATTATGGACAAGAAGAAATGCACAAAAGATGAATTTATTAAAGAATCAATCTATCGTAATATTAACTACTACATGCAGGTTGAAGCACACTACACTGAAAAAGACGGTGTAGAAGAAAAACCAAAACCTACTCGAAAACGGCGCACAAAAACTAGCAAATAATATAAATAGTACGAATATTATTTTATACGGGAGTCGCATTATGTTCAACAGAACAATTGTGGCTGTGGCATTGATTATGACTCTCGTGGCGACCGCAGCCAATGCAGCAGATACAATTACCTCAACGACTGGAACAACAGTCATTGATAAAGCACCACCTACAGCAAGTGCTCCAAGCATCGTCGTTAACAATAACGATGTTTGTAAGAGCGCATATAGTGCTGGTGTACAAACACAAATCCTTGGTATTGCGAGTGGTGTAACAGTTACAGATGAAAACTGTGAACGACTCAAACTCTCTCGTTCTCTTTATGCAATGGGAATGAAGGTCGCTGCCGTCTCTACTCTCTGTCAAGATGCTCGTGTATTCGATGCAATGCTAATGGCTGGTACTCCTTGTCCTTACAAGGGTAAGATTGGTACCGATGCTCTTGCTGCATGGAATGAAAATCCAAATGATGTTCCTTCTGGTTCTCAATTGATAGAATCAAAAAAAAAGTTGACAGAGCCGAAACAGAACAACGATTATCAGACCGACCGGTAGACGATTATGTCGATGATGATTCGCATGAAACACAAGGTGATGGAATTACAACAATGCATGTTGTTGGTGTTGCTCTATTCATTGGTGGTCTGTTCTTTGGTATACCCATCATACTCTGATGCACAAGAAACAGAAACAACTAAGAATCTTTTGACCAATCCTGGTTTCGAAGCATCTACAAACACTGAAAATGTTCCTGGTTGGGATACGTCAGGTAAGGGATTTGTATGCGATACATGTGGACCATATGGTGGTAATGCAATTCAATCAGGCAATGAGTCTACAGGTGGTGGCACTGTATCACAAACGATTGACCTATTCGATGAAATGTCACAAGATCAAGTTAACGCTGGATTTGATATCGAATATGGTGGTGACATTTTCAGCAATTCATCAAACGCATATGTTCCTTCGTGTTCTGCTACAAACGGCGATTGTCGAGACACGTTTAGTATTACGTTAACAATTAATGATGCTTCTGGTAATCAACTTCATAAATTTGAACATGAATATCGAGAGATTACATGGACGGGATGGGACACGTCAACATATGACTTCTCTCAAACGATACCTGAAAACAATTACACATCTGCCCTTGCAACACTAGAGTTTTTTGGAATCGATAGCGGATATACATCAGGAACTTATGGTCCTGCATTGGATAATGCGTTTTTAAATCTAACATATACAACACAGGCTGTTCTTGATTCGATACAGGATGCTGTTAATGTTGCAGTTGATATTGCAGCCGATACAGCAGCACCTACTGATACATTCGAAGTGAATGTTACAGATTCAATGGGAGCAGAGATTGAGTCGTTTAGCGTAGAGGTCAACACAGATTCAGGCGGTGGTTCTCCAGAAGTATCAGTCACAACATCGGTTGACATACCAGAGATTCGTATTGAAACACCACAGGTGGATATGCCTGCACCAAGCGTACAGGAAGTTCAAGTTGAAGCGCAGGTAGAGCAAGTCGAGGCTCAGATTGAAGCACAAGTCGAAGCGCAGGTAGAGGTTGCAGAAGCAGCACCAGAACCAGAAGCGTCAAGTGAGCCAGAAACAACGAGTGAGCCAGAAGCGTCAAGCGAATCTGAAAACACACAGGAAAACACACAGGAAAACACGACTGAAAATGACGGGAATGGCGATAGTAAGAATGATGGAGATAACAAGTCCGAATCAAAAGATAAAGACGATAAAAAAGAGACAAAACAAAAGATTGCTACTAAGATTGTTACTAAGATTATTCAAAAAATGGATAATAGTCCTGCGTCTCAGGCAACACAACTTGCGCTAATGAATGCTATTGGTGCAAATTATAAAGATACAGTAAGTCTAACAGATAATTCTACATGGTATCAATCAGACGTTATATACAACGAACCACAGTTGATTGATCCCGCTGCTTCATTATTCGAAGGTGCCCAAAGTGAAATGATGAATGACTTAATCAGTTCACAATACGGGAGATAGAAATGTCGGAAATAGAAATTGGTGGTGCTACTATTCGTGGTGGCAAACTATTGCTACTAATACCTTTACTCGGTACGCTTGGTGGTGGTCTGTGGGGTGGGTTTGAGTTTTATAAAGATTATATGGATATGAAAGAAGCGATTCAGAAATATACAGCACCTGACCTGTCTGGGTTTGATAAACGCATTGATCTTATGACAAAAGAAATGGAATCCGTAAAGACAGAAGTTAATACAATTAAGAACTCTGTTGTTGAAGCATCGGATTATACTCGTGACATTAAGAATGACCTCAAGAGCGATATCCGTCAAATGGACAAAGTTGTTAATCAAGTTGAACGAGAGACAAAACAAGCGCAACGAGAAATGGATAAAGAGATTCGAGAGTTCCGCAAAGAAGTTGATAGTAAGATTAACAAAGCACTAACAAATCCTTTATCAGCAATCGCAAAATAAAGGTTGACATATTTACATTTCTATTATATAATGAGTTATACAGTGATAAGGAAAGTGAATGAAAACACTCTTATTTGTTGTTCCGATTGTGTTCGGAGTTGCTGCTTTTGGTACGAATCATATTTTAGCAAAGGCAGAGAATAAAGAGGCTGTTCCGATTGTCGAAGAAGTGCAACCCGAGCCGGAACCTGTTGTTGTAGTAGAAGAAAAACCAGATCCAGAGTTGATTTGTCTTGCCATGAATATCTATCATGAAGCAAGAAATCAATCTATTGCTGGTCAAATGGCAGTTGCTCTTGTCACAATCAATCGTGTGAATGACCATCGATATCCAAACACAATATGCGAAGTTGTAATGGAAGGTCCAACACGAGTCTCTTGGGCAGATAAAACAAAAGAATATCCAATTAAACACCGCTGCCAGTTCAGTTGGTATTGTGATGGTTTATCTGATACTGTAAAAGACTTTGATACGTTTATGGAAATTACTAAACTTGCAGATATCATTATGACACAGTTTGTAGTAGATATTACAGATGGTGCAACTCACTATCATGCAGACTATGTTAAGCCAGCATGGGCAGCAACGAAAACACGTACAACAAAAATTGACAATCACATATTCTATAGATGGGAAAAATAATGCTCGATACAAAATCGTTTTCAATTAAAATTGAAGAAATATCAAACGAACTTAAAATATCATATATGGATGCAATCATATGGTATTGCGAGAAAAATGAAATTGAGGTTGAAACGGCGGCAAAACTGATCAACTCTAAAATTAAAGACACCATTGCTTACGAAGCAAGCAAACTCAACATGATGAAGGAAAAGATTAACAGTCTACCAGTATGATTATGTATGATGTGAATGAAGACCTGAGAGATGAGTATAGAAATAAATCATATGAAGTATATTCTTATTATGATAGCAAATATATTATTCAAGAAATGTTTGATAAAATAGTGGAATTTTAAAATGGATAACTTGATTAAAATATATGATGATGCTGTTCCATCAGATTTTTGTGATTCTCTTGTTGAAAAATTTGAGAGGAGCTCAGATCAGTGGGATGTGCAATCAAACACAAATTATGATTTTACCCAGATAGACATGGGTAAGCATATGAAAAGTTGGCAAGGAGAATTTGGAGAATTATTAAATTACCTTTTTGCTTGCGTTGGAAAATACAAGGAAGATATTAAACCTTCCTGGCCAGACAAACATGGGTTTGAATCTCCTAGAATAAAACGTTATATGCCAAATAATACTGATGAGTTTAGAAACCATGTGGATGTTAACACAAATAAAAATTGTGTTCGGTTTCTGGTGTTCTTTTCATATCTGGTGGACAATGAAGCTGGTCAAACAGTGATAAATCCAATTGGTGGTGATCAGGTAATATCTCCATGCAAAAAAGGGAGTGTATTGTGTTTCCCACCTATGTGGACGCACCCACATGCTGGTCTAAAACCTGTGCGTGACCCAAAATATATTGTAGGGAGTTATTTACATTATGCATGAACGTAAGGTGAAAGTGAGCGGTGTCGAACTTCCAATTGAAGAGCTGCACATGTCATTTATAGTCAACAAACTTAGATATGATTATGTATGATGTAAATGAAGGATTCGATGCGTATAAGACTTACCTTGCTCTGAAGCAACACTTCACGAGTAGCTACGATTATTTCAAATACAATGGTAAGGTCAAAGCTAAAATTGAATCGTTTTTAAAAAGAAAAGATAAGTTCTTCTTTCGAAAGCTCCAAAAGAAGTATAGCAAAGATGAACTGGTTGAGTTCTTTGTCAGTAACTTTATTATTAATGGAGACAACTGGATTGGAAGTCTAGTGTCTCAAGAAAGCGAAGATAACTATGCGACTTGGAGAAAGACTAAAGAATCCATTACCTATAATTATAGTAATGAGTTATCTTGGATGCGTGATTATTGTACTGAAAATGATATATCATGCAATCAACTTGTATTGGTAGAAGATGGCAATCATCCGATCTTGTTGAGATTCCTTCTTCAAAATAAAATTAAAATTGAGACAATAATCATTCTTGATAGTATTCTTGGATTCACTCGATATTGGGATGCTAAACTTGATGATATTATCTGGGATGAGAAAAAGAAGTTAATTCAAAATTATAAATCATTCGTACAATATGATTTTGAGAAGTGTAAAAAGTTAACGAAGGAAATATTATTATGAAAGGAAGAAAAACTATTGACATTAATCAAGAAGTATAGTATAAATAAGTTATCGTAATGAGTTATTGTGGACAAACCGAAATATAAAACATACATCGAATATAAGGAATATAAAAATATGACTACATCTTTTGCTGACCTCAAGCGGTCTTCTAAATCTGCTTATGATAAAATCGTAGCAGAAACAAATAAACTTCAATCTGGTAATCAAAGTGGTGGAGCTGATACTCGGTTCTGGCAACCAGAAGTCGATAAAGCTGGTAACGGTTATGCCGTAATTCGCTTTCTTCCTTCACCAAAGGGTGAAGACCTTCCATGGGTTCGTCTATTCTCACATGGTTTTCAAGGTCCAGGTGGCTGGTACATTGAGAACTCCCTCACTACTCTTAACGAGAAAGATCCAGTGGGTGAGTATAACTCAATGCTTTGGAATCGTGGTGACGAAGCTGGTAAGGAACAGGCTCGTAAACAGAAACGTAAATTAAACTATATCGCTAACATTTATGTTGTCAAAGATCCTGCTCATCCTGAGAACGACGGTACTGTTCGTCTCTATAAGTTTGGCAAGAAAATCTTTGATAAGATTAACGATATGATGTCACCTGAGTTCGAAGATGAAGATCCAATCAATCCTTTTGATCTTTGGGAAGGTGCTAACTTCAAAATGAAGATTCGTAACGTTGAAGGTTATCGCAACTACGATAAGTCCGAGTTCGATAGTGTATCTGCTCTCTCTGAAGATGATGATGAACTCGAAAAGATTTGGTCTTCACAATACTCTCTCCAGGAGTTTGTGGATCCAAAGAACTTCAAGACATTTGCTGAGTTACAAACTCGACTCAACCGTGTTCTTGGAACAACAGCAGTATCTTCTACTGCTTCTGAGGTTGACGAGGATGATATTATGGAAGCACCAAGTGTGTCTCGTCAAGCTCCTGCACCCAAGGCAAAAGAAGAAGAAGTGTCTTGGAGTGATGAGTCCTCTGATGACAGCCTAGACTTTTTCAAACAGTTGGCTGAGGAAGACTAACAAAAGTGCAATACTTTTGGAGGGGAGGCTCGCTGAGTCTCCCCTTTTTTATTGTGGTACAATAGAATTCCACATACCACCAAACTCAGACATTCTTGCTGATTGTGCTGTTCCTATTGAGACAGATTTATCAAAATTATTTGTAACAGATTTTGGGGCTGACATAGATAAATTATTAGTTGGAGCAACGACTATTATCGGGGTTTGTCCATTTTGTGTTTTTGATGCTTCTGCCATCCGTGCAGCATCTGGTGTAATAGTAGGTTTCATAAGTTGAGGTGGCACGGGTTTTATTGGTACTTTTACATCGCCAAGACGGCCAGTCTTACTTGCGTTTTGTTTGAAAGTGCCAGTGGCTTGCATCTGTCTGAAAGCGGCAGAGGCTTTCGTCCAATCCACCCCTTTTAATGGACCAGTTGTATAAATGCCACCGCGTATTTTTGACCTGTGCTCCTCCGACATACCTTCTTCAAATTCTTCTTGAGAAAGTTCTGATAAAATCTTTCGGTCATCTTCTTTTTTCTCCCAAAATTCTTTGGCAAATGTAGTTTGAGCTAAGGCTTGGGCTGTTTCTTTAGAAACTTCACCAGTGGCTGCGTATTCTTCTTTTGCTCTAGCGGCTGCTTCATCATTTGCCTTCGTCGCATTTTCTAATCTTGTTTTTTCCAGGTTGCCCATGGCTTCAGCGCCAACACCGTCTGATGTTAATAACATATTAATAAGATATGCTAGTGCTGCTCCACTAAGTAATGTCAGCACCGCCGGATTGAAAATATATGGCAAAGCATTCATTAATAAAGTTTTTATTAATGTTTTTGTTAAACCTGCACCAGCCGTCAATGCTCCTCCTGCAGCATCTAAAATCATTTTAATTCCAGATATAGCCAGTATCCCTTTAATTACATCTTTTAATTTACCAAAATTTGGCAATATTGCGCCGATTACAGAACCAAATTTCATTAGAGAAGATAAAATACCACTACCACCACTTTCTTTTTCTTTTTCTTTTACAACTCCAGCCTTGCGTTCCTTTAGTTTCTCATCTTCTAAGTCTTCTTCTTTTAATTCTTTTTGTTTTTCTCTAAACATGTCTTTTTCAAAAAGACTTACGAATTTTTTCAATATGTTTGTTTGTTCTTCTACTGCTTCTACAACTGGTTCATTAGACGTTTCTTCAGATTTTTCTTTTTTTATTTTAGAATCCGATAAAGAAAAAAGTTTTTCTGCTATTTCTTGTCGTTTTTCTCTCCCGGTAATTTTACCAACAAAATTATCGGCTGCTCTTCTAACATCTTGCGCTTTACCAGTACTACCTATTCCAAGTCTTCCAATAGTATTCCCAGTAATAGCAGCACTCAACCCAGCAAGAATACCACCTTTTCTTTCAGTTGTAAATTCTGAACTTGCACTTACCTTTGGTGTTTTTTTATCGATGCTTTTGATGGAATCATTATTGGTCTTTAAAATACCGAAATTTTTATTCAAAACTTCAAGTATTTGTTCAAGATTTTTATTCATTGCTTTAAGAGAGTTAGTACCTGTGTTACGGGTAAGTTGCCCCTCTTGCTTGATTCGTTCAATTACTGCTTCGAAACTAGACATTTTGTTTCTCTAATCTTTCTTTTTCTTCTTTTAAAAACTGTAATAACAATTCTAAATAAATTTTTCTTTCAAATGGTATCATATTATCTAGCTCAGTCAATGAATATTTGTGGTGTTGTATTAATGCAAAATTAACATAGTAATGATTAATCAACGAATCATGACTGAGACCTACATAAAAAAACTTTTAAGACCCTCCAAAACAACGCTTTCATCTTTACCACATTCTTGACAAGTCCATTCTAACGTTGTTAAAAGTTTTGGCATTGTTTCAAAAAATTTTTGAATTTCTAAAAATTGTACTTGCGTTAAATTCGTTAAAAATTCTTTCATTTCATCTTTTGTAAAATCATCATAAACATTCTCTTCATCATACACGCAAACAACACAATTACAAATAAGATCCAAAATAACATCATAATCTTCTTTTTGTATATTATCACTATCTCTAATATCAACAAGAGATGGATCTTTCATTTTTACGCCGTATTTTTCATCTATCTTCAATGTATAATCATGTTTATCATTAAAAGTAACATTGACATCTTCTAAAGAAAGATTATATTTTGTAACGTGATTACAATCAACATCACTACCATGTTGTAAATTTAATTCAACTACTTCACCAACTGATTTTGATCTGAGTTTTAAAAACAAATACTCAACATCATATGAAGCAAGTTTTGTTAAATCTACATCAGGAGTTAAAATACAATTTTCAAGAACAGATAGAATAGCGCCTTCGATTCCTTTTTCGTCTTCACCTTCTAACGCCATATAAAGAATTTTTTCTTCTTTAACAAGAAATGGTCTGAATTTAATCTTCTTTTTCGTTGAAGGGATCATTGTTTCAAATTCAGGTGTAACTAGCTTTGGTAAAGCCATGATATAATCTCCATGTTATATTATATTAAAATATTTTTGGTAACCCAGTAAATGCAATTTTACGACCAGTAATGTTTTTTAATTTCCCACCAATAAATTGTTTTGCTTTATTTTTTGCTTGATTTTTAATTGCTCCGGGACTAAAAGGAATATCAAAAGGCAACCCACCAATTTGTATTCCATCAAGACCAATACGCAACTGTGTTCCAAGTTTCGATTGATTTCTTTCTTCAAAATATCTATATGCCATTGTAACATTTAACATTTGCATTTCGGAAGAATTCCAGTTGTAACTTTGGGCGGCAACAGTTAATGGATAACTATCAATGAGGTCAATTGCATATGTTTTAAATCCGTTTTGATCTAACTGATATAAAGTAAACCCTTTTTTACAAACATAATCGTTGTAATAACCAATATCAAATTCAGTCGTTCTAAAATTACTGTCTAGCCCTGAATTTCGATGAAACCCGCCAATCAAATCTTGCCAACGCATAAAGAATTCACGTTCTCTTAAATCTGGACTACAAATAATTTGAATATCTATCGGGATGTAATTTATCTGCCCACCTATTTTATAAGGTGCGCCATAGTCTTTGTATGTTATGTCAGTTACAAATCTACCTGGGAATGTAGCAGAACTGACTCGAAGAAGTAATGAACTTGACAATCCAAAACTGCTGCCAACTTTTGATAAAACGTCTCCACCAATCTCAACTTCAAAGTTACTGGATTTTGCAAAACCTAAACCGCCAATTTCAGCAGTAAATGCGTCAATATCAAATGCCATCTTATCTTCCTTATACCATTGCTCTTGAGTCACGCCAAACTTTTGACTTGGAACTCTTTTCGAAACGCTCTAGTGGTAAGAACAATGCTGTATCCCAATCTGTAGAACTAATCTCTAAAAAACGACCACGCACATGTCGATT